GATTGCACCTGTTAAGATGTCTAACCTTAACGTAGAGATGGCAAACCGCCTGCACAACAGACCAATGCCCGAGCGTAAAGAAATGATCAAAATGACTTTGGAACAAATGAAAAGGATGAAGTGATGGAAAACGAAGTTGTCGCACCCGACACAGTAGAAACACCAACACCCGAAACCCCGTCAGTAGAGACCCAAGCGGTAGATGAGCCGCAAAGCCGTGCGGACACGATCCGCGAGGCATTATCTAAAAACCCCACCAATCGGGGTAAACACGCCGCAAGCCAACCCCGTGAATCTGGCAAGTTTGCGCCTAAAGAACCCAAGTTTCCAACCGCTGATGCGCCAACCCGCGCAGAAATGCCCAAGTCTTTGCGGCTTGAATTGCGTGATCATTGGGAAAAAGCCCCGCCCGAACTTCAACAGGCCATTGCCCAGCGTGAAGCCGACTTTGAGCGTGGAATTAACACTTACAAGAGCCGGGATGCCG